GAAGGCGAAGGAGATCGAGTTCGAGGAATCGGTGCTGTTCGACGACCAGGACGAATGGGAAGACGACGAGACCATTCGTATCTGTGAGTACTGGTACAAAGAGCCGTACGACAAGGAAATCTGGCTCGTTAAGACGCCGACTGGGAATCTGACGGTTGACTCCACGAGCGACGAAGCGCCGGGAGTTCAAGAGAAGATCAAAGCCGGGGAGTACGAGCTGATCCGTCGCCGCACCGCGAAGTGCCATCGCATCAAGATGTGCATTGCCTCGGGCGACGCGATCCTCGAGGAAGCCGACTGGGCGGGGTCCATGTTCCCGTTCGTGATGATCTACGGCGAGTACAAGGTCATTGACGGCAAGGTGGTGTGGTGGGGCCTTCACCGCTTCGCCAAGGATGCACAGCGGTCCTACAACGTCAGCAGAACGGCGATTGACGAGACGATCGCGCTCGCTCCTCAGGCGAAATGGTGGGCGACGGCGGCGCAAGCCAAGGGCCTTACGGACAAGTGGTCCGTGGCTCACAAAGAGAACCTGCCTTGGCTGCCGTATAACGCTGACCCTGCCGCGATGAATGGCGGGCCGCCCCAGCGGATGCCCGGCGCCGACGTTCCCGTAGCGTTGCTACAGCAAGCCGTCGTGGCCGCCCAAGACCTTCGGGACGTTACGGGCTTACACGAGGCGTCATTCGGCGAGGAGTCGAGCGAGAAGTCCGGTGTGGCTCTGGCTCGGAAGCAAAACCAAGCGCAGATCGTGACCTATAACTTTGGCGACAACGTCGCTAAAGGCGTCATGCGGACGGGTGAAATTCTGCTCGATCTCTTCCCCGAGATTTACGACGCTGAGCGGGAGATGCGGATTCTCGGAGCGGACGGAGCCGAGGATTACGTCAAGGTCAACGAGGTCGTTCCCGGTCCTCCCGATGAAAGCGGGATGCCGACGAGCGTTCGAGTCAATGACATGGCCGCGGGGAAGTTCGATGTCACGGTGAAGACCGGGCCGAACTTCGCGACGCAGAGGCAGGAAGCGGTTGAGGTCTACGGGCAGTTGTTCCCGCCCGAAAGCCCTCTGTATCCGTTCGTCGCTGACCTCATTGCTAAGGCGATGGATTACCCGTACTCGGATGAAATCTCCGAGCGCATCTTGCTGGCCGCGCCGCCGCAGGTGCAGCAGAAGCTAGCCGAAGGCAAAGAACTGCCGCCGGAAGTCGTGCAGGCGCAGGCGCAAGTACAGCAAGCGATGCAGATGGTCCAGCAGCAGGGCCAGCTCGTCCAAGCCGCAGCGCAAGAGGTCGAGCAGAGCAAGGCCGAGGCGCAGAAGGAGCAGGCCAAGGTTCAGACGCTCATTGCGAACCTGAAGACCGAGGAAGCGCGCTTTCAAGCGATGGTTGCCAAGGTCGAGGCGCAGTTTGCACAACGCGAGGCGCAGTTTGCCGAGAAGCAAGCGACCGCGGGTCAAGATGGCGAGCGCGAGAAACTTGGCAGTGAATTGGCCCAAGCAATCGGGGCCATTCAACAGCAAGCGGCGGAGTTCCAACAGCAAGCCGTTGCGACGCTCGCCGACATCATGTCGAAACAGCAGACGCAGGTCGCGGTTCCGCCACGCCCGAAGGTTAAAGCGATTCGCTCAGGCAGAGACCCGAGCGGCGCGATGATCGCGATTCCCGAGTACGAAGCCGAACCTACCGGCCTTCAGTAGGGCTTAACCGCTTACCCGTTGCGTAAACGGGGCTTAACCGGGTTGCTCCGATAGAGGCAGACACGATGGATCAGGTAAACCCTGAGGGCGCCCCTGCGCCCGTAGAAACGCAAGTTACGCCGACCGCGCCCCCGAACGGGGAGCCGCCCGTCGAGGCTGTAAAGCCAGCCGATCCGCCGAAGGATACCGAGGACCACGAGGTTCGCGGCGTTTCAAAGCGGATCAAAGAACTGACAGACGCTAGACGTGCGGCTGAAGCACGTGAGGCGCGCTTACTGGCGCTGCTCGAGCAGCAACGCCAAGCGCCGACGACGCAGGCAAAAGAACCGGACGAAGAGCCGATCAAGTCGCTCAAGGACTTCAACTACAACGAGCAGCAGTTTCTTGATTACTCCGAGAAGCGCGCTACGGCCCGAGCTGAGAAAGCAGCGAAGGAAGTGGCGCAGCGGTATCAGAGGGAACAGGAAGCGATTGCGCGTCGGGCGAAGTACGACGAGCGGGTTGAGGCATTCGCCAAGACGGTCGAGGACTACCACGACGTAGTCAACGATTCGACGCCGGTTTCCGAAGGGATGGCGGACGCCATCATGGATTCGGACGAGGCGGGAGCGCTCATGTACTACCTGGGGCAAAACCCCGACGTAGCACGAAAGCTCTACTACCTCTCGCCTGCCAAAGCCGGCCGCGAGCTTCAGAAGCTCGAGGATCGACTCGTCGCCGAGCGCAAGAAAGCCGCCGAGAAGCCTGTCAGCCAAGCCCCGCCGCCGGCGCCTCGTCTCGAGGCATCGGGCGACGGATCAACGAAAGCAAAGCCGGATGACCCCGCGAGCGACACGGAATTGTCGGACGCGGAGTGGACCCGGCGCAGGAACGCGCAGCTCGCAAGGCGGCGCTCCTAAGGCAAGGAGCCTTTAAGTGGCAAACAATCTACTGACTAACCTCATCATCACGCGCGAAGCGGCGCGGGTTCTCCACCAGGAGGGCACGTTCCTCGGCAACGTGAACCGTGAGTATCGCGACGAGTTCGCGAAGACCGGCGCGAAAGCGGGCGACACGATCAACATGCGCCTGCCGTCGAAGTACACCGTTCGCACGAACGCGACCTTCGCGGGCCAGGATCACTACGAGCGTTCGACGCCGTTGGCTGTGCTCAGCCAGTATGGCGTGGACGTGTCGTTCACCACGAAGGACCGCACGTTGTCGTTGGACGACTACAGCAAGCGCGTTCTCCGACCGGCAATGAAGCAGCTCGCGGCGACGATCGAGTACGACGCTTTGAATGCGGCGTACAAGGTCATCAACAACGGCGTGAACGCGACGACCAACACCGTCATGACCTATCGGTCCTTCCAGAAGATGGGCCAGCGGTTGACGGACGAGCTGGCGCCGATCGGCGATCGCACGACCATCATGAACCCGGCCTCCGTGGTCGAGTTTTTGGATGCCACGAAGGGTCTGTTCGCCGCTCAGAGCAATCTGAACGAGCAGTTCCGCGAGGGCATGATGGGCCGCACGGGCGGTTCGGATGTCGGCGAGAACACGCTGTTGCCCCCGCACACGACGGGCACGATGGCGGGTGCGCCGTTGACGTTCGGCACGACGTTGGGCCTCTCGACGACGGCGAATTCGTGGGCCTCCACGACCGCGCTGTCAGTGACGGGCGCGACGGCTGCGGGCACGCTGAAGGCGGGCGACATCATCACGCTCTCGGGCGTGTATGCGGTCCATCCCGAATCGAAGGCGAACAGCGGTCGTCTCCAGCAGTTCGTCGTTCAGGCGGATGTCACGATGACCACGGCGACCAGCACCTACACGGTGACGGTCAAGCCGGCGCTCATCTACGGGTCGGGCAACGCGTTCAAGAACACCGTCCTTTCGGGCGTGTCGGACACGACCGGCCTGACGGTGACTCGTTTGGGCGCATCGGCCACGGCGTTCGCGCAAGACATCCAGTTCCATAAGGATGCCTTCGCGTTCGTGTCGGTGGACCTCGAGGATATGTCGCCTTACGGGGCGGCGTGTTCGCGCGCGGTTTCGGACAACATCTCGATTCGATTCATCCAGCAGTACGACGCCAGCGCGGACTCGGTTCGCGGTCGGTTCGACGTGCTCTGGGGCTTCGCGCCGCTGTTGCCCGAGCTCGCCGTGCGTCACCTGACGACGCTCTCGCTGCTCAACACCTAATCGGTGTACGGGGCCGGAGGAATCCACCTCCGGCCCCTTCTTTACAAGGAACCTATGGCCTTCAAGCACAAGCAGGGGGCAACTCCTGTTCACGTCTACATCTGCACGCCCGCTTACAACGGAGAAGTCGACAGCGATTTCGCTCAGTCGTTGGCGGAGACCGCGTTTTGTTGCCCGATGTACAACATCCAGATCACCGCTGGGATCATCGGCAACGTCGGATTTATCGAGTTGGCCCGGAACATGTTCGTCAAGAAGTTCTTGGAAGAAAACAAGGACTGCACGCACCTGATGTTCATTGACGGGGATCTTAAGTTTGAGTCGAGAGCCTTCGTCGGGTTGGTGAAGTCGGGCCTTCCGATTTGTGCGGGCTTGTATCGACGCCGACAAGCGAAAGAGGACTATCCGCTCAAGCACACAGAAAACCCCGATGGTGGGGGGTTGTGGTTCGTGAACGACTGGTTGCAGTGCGACCGCGTTCCGACTGGTTTTCTCTGCATTTCTCGAAAGGTGCTCGAGGAGATGGCGGACGAGGCTCCTTGCATGGAGGTTGCAGACCAAAAGGGCGGAGTGCCCTGGCTGTTCGATCTCAAGAAAGAGAGCACCAAGGAAGTCGAGGGTAGGCCCGTCGCCCGGACCTACGGCGAAGCGCGGAAGCTCATCGCCGAGGGCAAGGACCCGCAGGGGGTCTTTCGCATCATCGGCGAGGATTACACGTTTTCGGACAAGTACGTCGAGAAGTACAAGCGGCCGATTCCGGTGTGGTCGAACTTTGAGTTCGTCCAT